TGATGATCCAGTTTATAGCTCATACTTTAATGAAAGCTGAAATTGGAAAATGATACAAAGAGTATGTTGTCTTAGGAGACGACATCGTTATCTTTGATAAGGATGTCGCCGACTTCTATCTTCACCTATGTAAGGGATTGGGAGTAGAGATTAATATGAGTAAATCAATTATCTCTAATCGCCCAGTCCTTGAGTTCGCAAAGCGAACTTCTTACTATGGTAAGGATGTAAGTGCCATCTCTTTCAAAGAAATGTTACAATCTAATAACTTCTTTGGAAAGTTGGCCCTAGCAACTCGTCTAGTTAGGCGTAATTATGGAAAAGATTTGTTTCTTCTCTTTAAATTAGCCAATCTCAGACCTGATAGTACTTACGAGGATCTTAAGTATCCCATTGTTGGTTATTTAACCCAGTTATATCAACGCCAGAAGTTTTCATTTGAAAGACTAATGGCTTTAATAACTTCTAAGGATTATCCTCTTTCATTCTTCGGTCGTAAGATCGGGTGAATGAAACCGGACAAAGCTATGAAAGTTTTAAAGGTATTATTGAAGTCCGAATCCCAGGAGAAAGATCTTAATGCGTTATTTGACCACGAATCTCTTCGTTGGTCTAATATACGTGCTGGAGACTTAAAACAGATATTGATTCGTAGAATTTGAAAACTCTACGTATCAATTCGAGATTTCGTCCCCAGCATATATGCACGAGATATTCGAGTGGGATACCACAGTACTGAAATGGAACAACGGTTTTGAAAAGAATTTTATGAAAATAAAATCGCTCCAACTATGGAGCTTTCGACTCGTCGTCTCTCTAAACGATCGTATGCGTCTAAATGACCTAAGGAAAAAATAAGGAATTTTTGGATAGAGTATTTTTATATTTACTTTCTCCAAAAGTCTTTATTAATAAACCTGTGGACTTTAGAATGCTACGTCTTGGCTTAGATGTAGACCTATCTAGAAAAGCATTAAATGCTGATCTGAGATGGGTTACAGACTCCTTCCAAGTTGCCGGGACTCTAAAGAATCCCGATAACTTAGATGTAGAGCTACCTAGAATCGTTAAGAGTTCAGCGTTCGCATCATGGACTGTGGAAGAATTATTAAAAAGATGAGAGAGATTAACATCTCTTAACTCTTCAATTAATTCATTTTTCCGTCCTCTTGAGAAGAAAGGTGAAACTATTGACAACCCCCTCAAAGTCTTGGATTTTGTTAAAGATCTAAATGATCCTAAACTTAAACCTCGAGTAAAACCCGATTTCATGAAGATGAATATCGATGGTCTTGAGAGAGTGTTTTCAACAGAATTGCCTAGTGGATTTGATCTTACTCCTGGGTTTAAGCCCAAGATTACGATCACAATCGCACCTTCTAAGGGAAAGCCGAAAAAGAAGTAACTTGCTAACCTCTTGTAGAGGGTCACCCGAAACACTTGGTATTCGGCGTGAGCCCCCAAAGCGGTCAGCGAAAACTTCCTACCCGTTCTCAGCTACTTACTGCGTAAATTTGTAATGTACGCATATAGTCACAGGACTCAGGTAGCGGGATCCTAATATAGACTCTCCATAACAGAGATATCTAGATAGGATGGACCTAGACGGCTACAGGAATTAATACGGAACTCCAGGGAAGACAAGAA